AACACCAACATTACAGGTGGTGCTGATGCAGGAACCCAAAGAAAAAATGTGTTGACGAGAGCGAATGCGGCGAATAAAAGAATAATAATCAATACTTTTAGATCATCTTTATGCATAATATAACTCCGAAGAGAAGATGGGGTGGGGAAGGTGAACTCCCACGGCGAGCAGTCTGGCGGATAGTGCCGTCAACTTAGAGTATTGCACCCCAATATTTTTATTTAGCCACGTTTTCGTAAATGGTTTGGAAATCGCTCTGCTCTGCGACTTCTTCCTCATAATTACGTTTGTGGTAAACACGCGCCAGTTTACGAGCCAACTTCTTTGGAATCTCACATTCGTCTTGCATCTTCTGAAGAATGTCTTTAATCAGATCACGTTCAGCCTCAATACGAGTGAGTGAGTTGGAGATTTCTTGAAGGCATCCCAATACCTTTACTTTATCAAGTGCCATCATTATTCTCCGAAAGTTGAACTTGCGGCTTCAATCGCAATGTAATAGGTGATGTCAACAGTTTTGTGCTTAAATCGAGCAAGACCTTTCTTGGCAATTGCAACGTCATACGAACCTTCAAGTAACTTGAAGTTTTCGACCTTCATCACAACTTTGAATTCCTTACCATTCTCAGCAGTACCAATTTCAATCTTGGACTGATCAGCAGAATCATCCTTCACGTCTGTAGCAATGAAGTGAATTGTGGAACCATCGCTTTCAAACACGAAGTTGGGCGAACCAGAGATGCCAGCACTCTTACGCATCCAATCAAGATCTTCTTGCGAAAGACTGAATGAACAATCAGGCTCACCAAACGTGATTGCCTTCTCAGGTGGAGTTACAATAACTTTCGGCGAGCAATACTTGATGTAATCAGACTTCTTGTTTGCACTAATATTGAGTTTGTCATCGTCAAACGACAACTCGGCATCCTTGTACAAAGATACCTTTGCCAAAAGTTTGTTCAAATCATAAAGAGCGAACTCTTTTGGAAAACTCTCACCAACAGTTGCTTCAACGAAGATTGTCTTGAGTGGAGAAATAGTTTTCAAAGTATTGCCAGACTTGAACTGCAAACTTTGATTAATGCCTGAAAAGTTTTTCAGGACTTGCACAGTATCATCAGAAAGTTTCATAATTAACGACCTCATTTGCTTCAACACGATTATTATATAACGAATCAACCAACTTGTCAACTCTCACAGTCAACTCATCCAACGAACAATTATTATCCATCACAATATCATAATGCGAACCAATCCAAGCCCATTCACTGAAATGAATTTCTGGATATGCATTGCGCATTATTTCTTGTTTGTTATAAAGATTGCATTCACGAGCAAGACTATACCACTCAGGATCATCACCACGACGAACGCGAATAACTTTGCCACCTGATTTTACGATTGCATCAATTTCATTTGGGAAACGAACATCAGCAATCACATAGTTATTCCATGGTGCTTGTTCGCAGCGTCGCATCACAGTATGAACCCAGAGGTCAGGGTGAAATACATCACGACCTGCCTCTGTGCCCATTAGTTGGAGAGCCAATCTTGGTGAAAACTCACAACCGAATTTTTCTGACCACCACTTATCTGGCTGCTCACGCCATGCTCTAGATCCTGGAGTGTCACCTTCAAGCATGGAACGATTCCAACCGAAGATCGTGGCACAGGCGTCTTTGACGCTATTCGCATAACTCTCTTTGACGAAATCATGACGATCCACCAAGAGATCTGCAACTGTGCCTTTACCTGCTCCAATAAAGCCAACTAAACCTACAATCATAACAAAATCTCTTTATTAAAGAGAACCGACCCAATTGGCAACTGCAGGCATATCACCAGTGAATGCATAAGTGCCGATATGATGTGTTTTCATCCATGGGCAGAGCCAAATTTTACCACCAAGATGACGCCACCACTGGCAGAACATATAATCTTCAGACAAGTAGCGATCTGATCCACCAACTTCCTTCTCAATACCATCCATCATGACCACACGCTTGCGATCAATGACGGTATCGAAATAGGCGTGAATGTATCGCTTACCATCGAAGTTGGCTTGACCAACATGGTCTGGACGATAACTAAACTCAGGATAGGCTTCTTTAAATTTATCAAAGACTTCACGTTTGACGAGCATGAAGCCAGTACCAATTTCAAGAACTTCAATTGGTTCAGCAACAGAGAATTTTTCAGTGCCTGGTGCTGGATTGAATACGAAATCACCAGCAACCTTTTCCATTTCAAGAGGCTCAATGTCAGGATGACGCTTCACAGCTTCCTTCACAGCACCCCACTTAATGGATTTCTTTGGATATGGACCACCAATAACATCCTTATCAAGAGCAAGCAATGCAACAACATCACGCGGATCAAAATGAATATCAGCGTCGATGAATAAGAGATGAGTGTAACCTTCTGCACGAAGGAATTCATCTACAAGATAATTGCGAGCGCGAGTGATAAGAGATTCATTGAAGATGAAAGAGAAACGAACTTCAATGCCATATTGAGCGCACAATGCTTGCAAGTCTAAACAAGACTTCAAATACATACCATGCGCCATACCACCGTACATCGGAGTTGCGACAAAGAGTTTGTTTTTGCGCAAATCCTCAACCTTAACTTCTAACTGCATAATTATTCACTCCAGTTGTAAAATTTTCTAATATGATCAATAATCTTAGACTGATCATCGAGATTTTCGTTGACCATTGTCTCTATATAGTCCATGAGTGTCAGCGACCCCATGATATTCGAGATTTTAGTCTTACGAGAATTTTTGAATTTGTCATCTTGATCATCTTTGCGATCAATGTGACGTTGATCAAGAGTGCTATCCTTGACTGTAAGGATTAGAATCTTGAAATCATTTGGGAATAGTTCAGAAAGGCGATCAAGCATTTTGCCATTGAACAAACGATCACCTTCGAAGATCACATTTACACTATGACCATCTGCATTTGATTCATATGCAAGATTACTAAAGAACGCAGTAGCATCTGGTTGAACTGCCATTGACAAACGATCAGTGCCCTGGAACACATTACCATCATTCACATACTTGCCAAGAATATAAAGATTCAGTTTCTTGGAATACATTGCATCAAGAAGTTTCTCTGGCTTCGAAGTAACCCAATCATCAGCCATGGAAATCAATTTAAACATCAAAGTGGTTTTGCCAGTTGCTGGCTCACCACCCATAGCAATCACTCTTACCATAATGCCTCCAAACCTTCTTTCACTGGTTGTTCATCATCGAACATCCAATCCATTCGTTCTATTCTACCTGTTCTTAAGAAATAAGTAAACTTTTCTTTGTTGATTGTATTTCTCGGAGCAAGTCTGAGATCAAGAGTTTCATTTCTTGCTTGCCACAAAACATTCCATTCAATACCAGTCCAACCGTCGCCTTCTGCTTGATTGATTTCTTCAGACTGGCGATCAAGATAATAACCAAGATATCGACCATGATGTTCACGAAAGATTTTCTTGAATGAGCAAAGGCAAGTCTCCATCGTGAAGAAATCGATTTGATTGCTCAGTTGAGGGAATCGAGATCTGGTTTCCTCAAGAATTTCTTTGGCATGGCTTTCAAGGTCTGCGCATTCCCCAGAAGTGAGTTTAACATCATATTTGTCATCTTGCCCGAGGGCGAGATGCAGACCATTACGATGAGAGCGAGAGCCTGCAAAATCGTCAAGCATGAGGCTGTCAGGTACACAAGCAATGCCAGCAGTATGAACAAGATGCTGAAGGTAAAACCAAGTGGAATAGCGACCAAATTTGTGAAGAGAAGTTTTAAGATTATTCCAAAGATTGTGGAAAGATTGCGTTTCGTTGTCGCCATAATAATTTTCTAGAACCTCACGTTGAGTTTTCTTGCCAATAAACTTTTGGTAAGATGCGAACATGGCAGGCAAGTGACCTTTGTTCCACTTTGTATCAACTTGGTATCTGAGTCTTTTGTAGTTGTGACTATTCCACCATTCGATACGATCAACGGTAGCAAGTTCATAGTCTGGGAATTCATTTTTTAGAACCCATGCAGTTGGCAATTGATAGGTGTTACCATAAAGCCATGCAAGCCAGAGTTTTTCCTCATCATTGTGTTCGTATCGACGGTGGAGATAGTTTGTCATCCATACCGCTGGATCGCAGTCGCCAAACTGCATCGACCACGCATACCAGCGGATGAATGACTCGCGCCTCTCTTTAGTTGTTGAACGCAGGGAGGACATCAACAGTTACATCAAGTTGCATATATTGAATCATATCACGAAGTTTGTCAATGTGCTTTTCTTGATCATCAATAGCCAATTCATTCTTGCTCTTGAAATACAAAACAATAGCACCCTTTTTCTTTTTCATATTGTACATTCTGTGAACGATATAACCAAGGGCAACAGCATGTTCTGCCTTCGAAGCAGTTGCATGAATCGCTGCAACACCTTTCAACTCATACTTCTTCACTTTGTAGTTGTTCAAGAAATTGTCATCATAGGCAATCAAATTGTCTTGATACTTTAAAGCATTTTGTTGAGTTGCAAAATCGTTCATAATAGAACGAAACAAACCATTGAGTTTTTTCTTGTCTTCAGTGATCAACGAGAATCGTTCATAAATCAATTCACGAGCACTGTCGACCTGAAGCGGATCAGAAAGATCAAATCCTTCGCTCACCAAGAAGTTATTGATATTTCTCTTGATGTCACCATCTGTATTGGTTTTACGAACAATAAAGTCCTCTTTATTTTCTAAAAGACCAAACAGATCATAGTTGGCATTACGAGTTTTCTCATCAGCACCAAACTCAGTTTCATTTATATAGACAACAGGAATCTCTTTGAGCGCAGTTCTCGAAACTGCCTCAAGGCGATTATTCCCATTGAGAATGGTATATACAATTTTGTTTTTATGACGAGAAACAACGACAACTACAGGATCTTTCATCAACCAATCCCAAGCATCTTTGGGGTTTTGATCAAACCGAGATTTGATCTTACGAACATGGTTAACGTCAATCTGTTCAACGCGAATTTGATTTCTCTTATATGCGTGAACAGTTTTGACAGGTTCAAGAACAACTTTGTATTGACCTGACTTTATCGCTTCATGAATTGTTGTTACAGTTGTTTTGTCTTGAACAAAGCGGTCAGTTGGCTTGATGCCTTCAGAACGACCCTCAATCCAATCTACGAGTGTTTGCTTATGTTCTTCAGTTAGCAATGACTCATCAATGCAATGCGCATTGTTTGATTTATTGTAGAACATATTTTTGTTCCAAGACATGCCATAATCAAGACCAAACCACTCAAGTGTTTGAGCGATATCGTCTTCATGCGCACTACCTTCGAACAATAAAGACTTTTCAAGTTTACCCTTGTAAAAGTCGTCCCAGAACTGGGCACTAGAGATTGAAGAAATATAATCTAACTTATCGGTTTTGGGGGACTTATAACCAATGTTCATCATCCCATTTTCAATGTTACGAAAACCATAAACATAACACACTTTACTAGTCAACATATCAAACTCCTTCGGCAAATAACATTATGCCATATAAGGTTAAATTGTCACCACTATTAGCGACAGATATATTATAGGTTATCTAATCGCAAAAGTAAACAGCAATTTTAATAAACTTGCACACATCCACCTTTACCCTTTTTATACACTGCTGCATGTATAACAGGATCATTCAGATCATAGATTCCATCGGCGAAATTCTTGCCATTAATCTTGAACATACTCAGCGAACATCCACTTTTCTGTTTTCCCAAGAATTTGAATCCCATGGATTCATAGAATACGACTGCATCAGGCTCTGCTGAAACGCGATAGTAACTGGTGCCAAGACCTTGTGCGCGATCAAGAGAGTCTTGAGTGAGTAATCTTGCAACACCCTTACGTCTATGTTTCGCAAACGTATGAAGCAATTGTAGATTGAAGACATATGGAGTTTTCTTAGATCGTGTCGTGATAATCGCGCCAGCCAACTCTCCGCCGTCCCAACACCCAATACAGTACTGCCATTGTTCCTGCATGTCAGCCTTTGCCACAAAAGTCTTGGCAAAAGAGTCTGCTTTATCTTCAGTGATATGCGCGACGAATTCATCGCGACTTGTATCACGCAGCCTCATGGAACTCGCGTTTCTTTTCTCCACGTTCCTTTGGATATTTGGTTTGCTGCCATCCATGATATTCATCCAAATTCCACTTAAATGGTGGAAATTTATAATCAGATTCAGAAAGAATTTCCTTCACTGAGGGACCCTGGTTCAGTGCTGAGTCGACGAACTTTTCCACGAATCGAAACTGAGATTCCATTTCCTCACGTTTAGTTGTGGAACGGAAGCAGCGAAACTCAATCGTACCAGTATGCTTCATGCAGTAAGTATTAATGGCAAATCTAAATGGTCGACCCATTGATACGCCATCTTTGCCAGCAGCATGTAATTTAATAAAATGATCAAAGTCAGTTGCAAGATTGATAATGTTGTCGCACATATAGTCAGGCATTGGACGACCACCATCAAACTTCAAATACATCTTTGCGCCTTCTACTTGCTTCATCTCAGAAGTTTCATAGAATTGATAACAGGCTTCAATGGTATCTTGTTGATTGTCTTTAATGTAAGCAATCAAACGCTTGAGTCCATCAATATCATTTTTCAATCCTGGAACAAAGACATGAATATGTCCATGATTGACGCAGGAAGCAGTAGGCATATTGCCATACTCAATAAACATTTCTTTCAAACGCATGATACGATCAACTTGTTCCTGCCAAGTTTTAGTTGGCATCATATTGACTTCGCCGCCCATCCATGGCTCTTTGCCAAGTGGATCACAAGCACGATATTGAAATGGTGGATGAAGATTTACAATGTCTGTTTCAGCATATTCCCATTTGCCGAGAGTTGGGGGAATCTCCATACGACGATCAATATCACCCCATTCAATCTCAGCACCATATGTAAACGTTGACTTATCGTACATGCTGTAAATCCTTTGCATCATCAATCAAAACATAGTTCTTCTGAAAGATACCTTTGCCAATTGTGGTATAAAAGTTCATACCAATCTCAATAGGATTTTTGAGGTCAGCACGAATTGCAATATCTTTCGTTGAAGTAATTATACCGCCATTTGGCAAAGAAGTAAAGTAAATTGGACGCTTACCGTTGCGATAGAAACGCAGTTTATTTTCTTTGTATAACTCAATTACAGCCATGGAAGCATTCTGAAACTCAAGTAATGGAGACTTCTTTGCCTCAAGAGTATGAAGGATCAACTCACTGTCATTTCTGGTTTTGCATTTGTATCCATATAGACGTTCCCAGTTCTCTGGCATCTCTTGTGTGATCACGCCATTATGCACAATCGAAATATTCTCATTCCATAATGGCTGATTGAACTCAAGATCAGACGTAGAATATCGGCAGTGACCAATTAGATATAGATTGCCATCTTCATTCACACAATTGTTTAGATCGAGTGATTCTAAAAACTGTGTGGCTGGTTTAGCCTCAATGCGAGTTTTAACTTCGCCATCACGCACCCAAGAAACACCAGTTGCATGTAATCCGCGAATACTAGACTCGCGAAAAACATCAGCAAGCATAATCAAGTCACGAGAACTTGGGTTCTCAATATAAGCACCAATGATTGCGCACATATTAGGCGAACATATTTTCTAGGGTTGAGATTTCTTCATATGCTTTTGGATGGTATTTTTGAACCATCTCTTTTCCACCAACTCTCTCAAGATAGTCATACCACTCTTGTTCTTCCCACATTCCTTCTGAAATGCCATTCCAGAGTCTTCGTTGGAGTGGATGTTCTTTGTTTTTTCGACGTGACTCAACATAATTAAATCGATGATCTTCATACTCTTTGCTTCCAAGTTCGAGCATCTTCTCACGCAGATAACAAACAAGACTTACACGCTCAGCAGTTTCATCTTGTAGTTCAATAGGTGTATTGCCGTGAATGTACTCATGATTATTGACAAGCAGCAGGTCACCTGGTCGTACATTCACAGCAATACGAACTTCTGGCAATATGAGATATCCACCTGTATAATTGCCATTATTTGAAAGAACGAGAAGATTACTCAACCCATTCGTAAAGTCACCAGCATCGCGATGCGCTGCTGTTCTAAATGTTTTGTTCACTGTGATTGTTGTAAACACAGTTTGTGGAACGAGGAATGCTGGGTCAATTTTATCTGCTGCTTCACGTTGAGCAGCATGACGATTTGGTAACAATTCTGCAAAACCGCGATCAAGTGTTTGTAAAAACGGAAATGACATTTGAAATTTATCAAATGAGTTTTGCGTATATGCTGTCGCACGACCATATGGAATGCGAGGATAACGATCAAACCATCCAGCAATGCCAGACAAAACTACATTGGCATAAGTTGTGTCAGAGATATAAGTTTCTTCAACACCACGTGCTTCTTCTTTACGATCCTTCACAGACATCTTAACTGCTTTCTTGAGCCACTTATCAAAGTCAAAATTATCCTCTTTGACTTTGGCACTCAACCAAACAAGACCACGTGATGAACCTTCGTCTTTATATTTCTCTCGAAGATTTTCTACTTCTTCAGCAACATCAATCTTGACAACAGAATTTTCTGGCTGCTTCTTGAAGAATTCTAAAACACGCAATTGAAACTCAGTAGCCCATTCACGACCACCGCATTTCTCACCTTTCGGTCCAGCAGCAAGCCCACGGTTTTGAGTTGGTGTTGCTGCTTCTCTCAATCCAGCATACGCAGCATCTTGCTCTTGTTTGCTGAAGTAATTTTTACGAAACTTGAATGCAATATTATCTTCGTGTTCACTTCCAAGATAACAATCAGTGTCTTCATTGATGAGAGTGTCAAAATGAGACTCATCAAGAAATTGACCTAGCAAATGTTCGCAATCAAATTTTGATTTGGCAATAATAACTTTTGTCATAGTTTTCTCCTGCTCATGATATTATATATCCAGCAAGGCGCAATGTCAAACTCAGTATTTTCCGAAACGCAAATGAAACTGTGGGGGCATTGCACCCCCACAGAACTTTTTCAGTTTTTTAGAATTGGCTGATTAGCCCATCGTGACGCTGATAGCATCGCGGTAGAGAGTCTTGCGAGCACGTGCAATTTGACCCTGATCGAGATACTTCTCGAACTGCTTCGAAGGATTGCCAAGACGATAGGCAAAAACCTTCTCACCACGCGAATTCGTGACGCGATTGGTGTATACAGAGATACCTTCATTGCGTGCGCGATAAGCGAGGTCAGCAGCATTGTCAACCTTGAACATGGCGCGAACTTGACGCGATGTCACGGTGTTGCCGTCAGCAAGATAAGAAACAAACGAATTAAGAGCATTAGACATATTAATAACCTTCACAAAAACACCCCTTCAATAATATCGCAAGATTGGGGCTTTCCTTGCGACATACTTGTTATTATATAATAACAAATCCCAAAAGTAAACTCTTGCTTACCAACTTGATTGATATTCAATCATCCAATCTTCAGGAAGCGCAAGAACATGATCAATGATCTCAATCGTGTTTCGAAGATCATCGAAATATCCTTCATCAAGTTCAGTGCTGCCGAAAAAGAATCCATCAGTTGGCGGCAAGAGTTCTGCAGCAAGACTATGATCAGCCAAGACTTGTTGGCACAATTCGTGTAGTTTGCCTAATTCTTCTCGACCGACGAAATATGCCTTACAATCATCGTTGCCTTCTTGAATATTCTCTACAAACCAATTATGAATCGCATTTGCCTTTCGCCAGTATCCAACCTCAGCAGTCACTTCCTTGAATGTGAATCCACCATTTTTCATATAATCTTTCAACTCAGGAAACAATTTCACCATTGCTTCTTTCGTTTCTTTATCTGCTTCGTTGTAATCAGAAAGATACTTCGAAGCATTCAAATACATATCGAGACCCATGATAATCTCCTATTAGAACACACCGCCGTTGCTTCTGCGAACAGCAACCTTCTCAAGAGTCGAGATAATACGGAGTTTGATTTGCTCGCTCGACAATCCTTGATTTCGCAACTCTTCAATCTCCAACTCAGAGAATGTCACAGACTCACCCTTATACGAAAAGGTGGTAGAGAGTGTGTTGTAGTCTTTGGTTATGACCAATTCATCTGGACGCGCAGTGGTGGCTGTGGCTTCAGGAGCCACAGGAGCAGGAGTCGCCTCAGCATCAACCTTCGTATACAGATCCAAGAACGCAGTCTTGGTGTCAGCGTCGAAACGATTCAAGCACATCTCAATTGCCTTCAAACGATTGTTGAAGATAGAGAATGCCTTGCTGATATGCACAAGACGACGAGTCGAGATGACTTCATCAACCGCACCATCAGCAAAAGACTTGCGGATAACCTCAGCCCATGTGATCAGACGATCAATGAACGTCGTGTCAGTGATATTCAGAACAGCGAAATTCTTTTCAAGAATCTTGCGCTCAGTATTGGCTGGCGGATACTCTTGCTCAACAGTGATCGCGAAACGTTCCAGGAATGCTTCGTTGAGTAAATTGGTGCCGATGAATCGACCATCGTCGCTGCCCTTGCCCTTCGTGTTCGCAGTCGCAATCACGTTGAAGCCAGCAGCAGGATGAACAACCTCACCAGTCTTTTTGTCAAAGTATGGCTTGCCCTCAAGAATCGGCTGCAAGCACAGAATGTCTTCCGTGCCGAGATCACACTCATCGAGCAAGAGCACAGCACCACGACGCATCGCAGTGATCACTGGTCCTTCACGACGCACAGTATTGCCATCGACCAATTCATAAGAACCAATCAGATCAGACTCATCAGTGCGTTTCGTGATATTCACGCGGATCAATTCACGTTTGAGCGCAGCACAAACCTGCTCAATCATGAACGTCTTGCCATTGCCAGACAAGCCAGTGATATAAATGGGATAGAATATTTGGGACTTGATGATGTCACGCAAGTCATTGTAGAATCCAAACGGAACATATGTTTCGTTGCGATCAGGCACAAACGACTCGGTGAGATTTTGCGCACGGCGAGAAGCAATGTTCACAACCTGCGCAACCATCGCAGCAGCGGCAACAGGTTCAGGTTGCGCCACCGACGCAGGAGTGATGCAGCCAACGTTCTTGGGAACGATATTGTACTGACCGCGACCAACCTTGCGCTCACGCAGAATGAAGTATGGGAAATTGGGAATCCCGTTCTTCTTGTTCAAACAATAGTCATTCAGTTCCTTGACCGAGACCACATCTTTGTCGAAGTGCTTGTGCAATTGTTCAAGCACAGCAATCTTCGCATTCGCATCATAATTAGATTTTCTCATTTCATCACTCACTGAAAATTATTTAAGAACAAAACCCATATCATCAACAACACGGTGCGGGGCAGCGGCAGTCACATAACCTTCATCACCGTCATCACACCGAACATAGATAACGTTCAAGTCACCCTTTTCAAGTTTAAAAGTGTCAAATTCCAACACGCGCCCATTACAGGCTGGTGTACCCAGAGACTCGCAAGCCTCAATTTTTATAACGTCGTTCAACTTCATAAGACAATTATGGCTGTTTTCCCGCTAAAACGCAATAGAAAAAACCCGAATAAAATCAATAACTTACGCCACCGCCAGTTCTTCGGCTAGTTTCGTGAGGAGGAGACGATTGCTCTTCTTGCTACCCACGTTCTTGGAAAACTCGCGAGCCATCTTATTCTTGTTCATATCGCTGGTGATCTCAAGTTTGTCATCAACGATGTTAGTGTTCGGAAGAGCAACATAGAAATACTTGTCATATCCGAGACGCTCAACGATAAGATAATTGTGTTCGCGGAAACATTTCTTGGCAACATCTTGTTGATCATGCGACTTGTCAGCAATAAGATACTTCATGTCACGTTGAATGGCTTTCTTGTTACCAACAAAGAAACCAAGATGCTTACAACCAGTCACATCGGCAACCAACTCCGTGATCGCTGCTTGCATATAATAATTATTGGCCAACTTAACTTTCTTCTTGGTCTTTTTGTCAATCAGATAGACAACAGATCTGCGACGATCGTCGTAGAAACCAGAGTTTGTGTCCATCGGAGGATATAAAAGATTGTTGCCACCATCACCGTCAGTCAGATACACAACGTTGCAAACATCCAACTGATGCTTGTTCTGGAACGCAGTAATGATTCCGCGAGAAGCAAGCAAAGTTTCGATGAACGGAGTGCCATTCAAACCAAAGCCAGAAGTGTCCCAATTGTATTGCCAGTTGCCGTGATCGGTATCATTTGAACCATAACTATCATAGCAGCGACCATACTCATTCGCAACGACGCACATCGCATTGAACGCACGACGATATTGCACAGGCGACAGTGAAGAACCAATCAGATGTTTCAGATGGAACCAATTACTCGTCATCGTCATGTCAACAGCGGGATTAGAGACGAAACGTTTCTGCGTCTTCATCATCTCGCGCAACTTCTTGTTATCATAGCAATCGTCGCTGAAGCCATAAACTTCAAACGGGACTTTGGCAAGTTTGCAGAACGAAGCAAGCACAAGCATTTGCTCAATCGTATTGCGGAGAATGTCGCCCATCGAACCAGACATATCAACGAACATGATGAAGCCATGATTCTTACCCTTCGGCACAACGGTGATCTTCTTGAAGAGATCATTGCTGAACTTGTACTTGTGCAGCACGTTCATGTTCAACTCACCAGTTCGAGCAGTCTGTGTCCGAGCATACTCGCTGGCTTTCTTGCGCATCTCAAATTCTTTCAGAATATGCATGATGACTTTCTTGTTGTTCGTGTTGAACTTGCGAACACACTTCTGAACAACAGTATCGTATGCAATACCGTGATGACCATAACGACGATCAGTATCAGCAACTTGCGCACGGAAGAATCGCTCAAGATCATTCACAACTTCCGTGTTCGGAAGGATGATGTTCTCAAGAACAGCATCAGGCAACTCATACATGAAGATTTTGCCAGTCTCGTTGACCAATTCCTGCTCACGCTGACGGAAATTGCGATCAGTTACAGACTGCGGCTCATCTTCATCTTCTTGTTCTTCTTCATCATCACCGTCACCAGAAGAATACTGGTTGCTGTCAGATTCTTCTTCATCTGACTCAGTTTGATTGTCAGAATCTTCAGCATCAGTGCCGTCTGATTCTTCGTCTAGATCAGAGTCATCGTTGCCGTCGATGTTATCTTCATAGTCAGAATCATCACCAACGTCATCGTACTCATCAGAATCTTGTTGATCCTGCTGACTTTCTTCCTTCATCTGCTCTTGAAGGTCTTGTTTGTTTTGAATCTTGTTTTGCTCGTTTTGTTTGGTGTAGTCATACACACGACGAGCAATGTCAACAACTTGATCCCAAGTTTCAGCAGCCTCAACTTCGCGAACAATCTCACGCTCGAAATCATTGAATTCAACAATGACATGTGAACCCATCTTGAAACGCAAATTGATGCGATCAATCAGGTTCAACTTGCTGAGGTCGTCGAGTTTCTTGATGCCGAAGAAGTCACGCTCATATAATGATGCATATGCACGAGCGAAAGATTTTGAAAGTCCAGGGAACTTGCGTTTGACAAGTTTCTCAATGCGAGCATCTTCGATGACGTTCAAAAAGTCTTTGAACTTCTTGTTGTCTTCGCTGTTCTTGATCTCATTATGCCAGCCCTGCTCAGGTGTATTCAGAGCATGACCAACTTCGTGACCTGTCAGCAAGTCATACAAGTCGCCGTCCATGTCCTTCCAAACAGGAAGAACCATCGTGCGATTCTTGAGGTCGAAGTATGCCGTTCGAACGTTTTGGTGCGAGACCGTGATATTCTCAGAAGCCAAGAGTTTGGCAAGAATAGATTTAGATGTCTGTAAATTCGTTTTCATAGTGGAATTCTGTATGAAACCCTGTAAAAAGGCAACAGGAAAAAACCCTTACGAATCAATAACTTACGAAGGGTAGACTGTACGAATATCACCAATTACACGGCGAAATTCAACTTCATCAGAATCATCACGAACGGAAATATACTCAACTGACCGTCCACTAGGGTTTTCACCGTAGATTTTCATAGCCTCATTTTCAGTTTTTACTGAAGCCACCATTTTATTAATAAAAATGGGGTGGCTGACCTTTTCCCAAACTTCATAATAGGTTTTCATACAGAGTATTCTACATGAAACTCTATGAAAAATCAACAGGTAAAACTATAATAAAATCAATAACTTACGAGGAGACCACTTTATATACAAATTTCTCAGGCTCTTTTTGTTGGGTTGTTCTATTTGGTTGTTCTAATATTTGTATTTTTGGTGATTCTTGCGCTGCAATTGGCTTCATCTTTTGTTTTTGTGAAATCACCAATTGACCTTCTTGTTTTCTTTCTTGTTCTTGCACAACTTTGATTTTAGATGCTGTTGCTCTTATTCTTTTCACATTCTTCTTAACTTTTCGTTTTGCAATATCAAGTTTAATTGGGCTGACTTTATCAGTAAACATGATCCCATCTAGATGATCAATCTCATGCTGAACGCATACAGCAGTCAATCCACTGAATGTCTCTTCAATAATTTGACCACCAACTGCTTGGAATTTAACTTTCACCCATTCTGATCTATCTACTTTTAAATATAAACCTTGATATGATAGACATCCTTCTTCAAAAGTTGATGGGGTCATTGATCGGTCAACAATTTCTGGATTAAACATCACCCAAATTTCGCTACCCATATTAATCGCACAAACTCTTTCACGCAATCCAACTTGATTTGCAGAAAGACCGAGACCTTGCAATTCACCCAACGTTTCTGCCAAAGAAAACGCAAGATACTTTGCGTGTTCAAAATCATCTAATGTTTCTAATTTAACAGGAACTGTTGGTTGGCGTAATATTGGATCATAAAAATCTACAAGATCATAGATTTCGTAATCAATCATATCGCCTTTATAATATTTAATTTTTTTCATTATGATATCACCTGCGAGAAATTTTTAACTTTCGCGAATCGTATTGTGTGTTTAAACTTATCAACCATCTGATCAGTCTTGTGCGTGATCACAAAGATGTTTGTATTGTCATTCATCATATTTATCAACTTCATAAATTCTTCAGTACCATTGATGTCAAGAGAACCATCAAAGACCTCGTCGAAGATGAGCAGATTAGTATTGACACTGTTCTTTAATTTGGCGACCGACCTCCAGGTAAACAACAGTGCTAGGTCAATACGTTTCTTTTCGCCCTCTGAGAAGTTTTCATAACTGAAATCATCTCGGTGACGAGACTTGATGGTCTCCTTGAACTCCTCGTCAATGTTGAAGTTGACAAAGAAGTCCATCGCAGCCAAATACTTATTAACCAGTTTGTTGATAACTGGAACGTACTGCTTAATGATTTTCGACTTAATCCCGCCATCTTTAAGCAACTGCGCGACAATATCATAATGTTGTGTTTGTTCAGATACCGTTTTTCTTTTTTCGTTGAATGCTTGTAATGCGTTGAGCAATTCTTTTGATTGTGCCTTGAACTCATCGCTCATGGCTGGTTTACTTTCTATGTCTTGGATTTCTTTTTCAAGTTTCGTAATATAGTTTCGAACCTGCTTGCGAGAAGTATTAATCCGCACAAGGTCTTGTTCAAGAACTTTAAGATTTTGCTGTGTTGCTTTAATTGTATTGATTCGACGTAGAACGGCATCACTCTCTTCCTTTAGTTTGGTTAGACCTTCGGTTAGTTCTGTGATTTTACTGTTACAAGTGTGTACTTTTTCGTCTTTGTTATTGATAGCCTGATCGCAGGTTGGACAAGTCGAATTTACAGAATAGAACTCGATGTCTTTCTCGAGTTTCTGGATATTCCCTTCAATCTTGGCTTCAAGTTGATTTAACTTTGTGAATTTCTTTGCTGTACTGTCATCATCTGATACTTCGGTTAATAGACTTTCAATTTGAGTTTCTTTTTCAGTTGCTTCTATTTCAAGTGCTGAGAGTGATGCCGTGTTTTCAGTCACTTCTTGTTTCTTTGCGTCTACGATTTCTTTTGTATTCTTCTTGAGTTCGTCAAGATGTTTCTTGTGTAGTTCAATTTTATCTTTGGTGTTATCAATTTGAATCTTTAGTTGTGCTGCTTCATCTTTGAGAGTGTGTAGTTTGCTTTTGACGATCACATTCATGGAAGAAAAGATCTGGATGTCAAGCAGATCTTCAATGACAACTCGACGGTCCGCCGCTGACAACTGCATGAATGGAGTAAAGTTGGTTGAGCCGAGGATAACTATTTGTGTAAACGACTTATAGTTCATCTTCAAAATAATCTTTTCAAGATGATCCTGATAGTCTTTAGATCTTGCGTCTTGATTCAGAAGTTCATCATCGCAGTAGATCTCAAAAACGTTTGGTCGAATACCACGAATAACTTTATATGACTTCTTGCCAATATCAAACTCAACTTCAACGAGGCAATCTTTTTCATTGACTGAGTTTACAAGTTGAGGTTTATTAATATTGCGGAATGGTTTGCCGAACAATGAGAATGTAATGGCATCCAGGAATGTTGACTTACCTGCACCATTCTCACCCACGATCAACGTCGTGGAGTTTTCGTTCAGTGAGATTTCTGTAAAGACATTTCCAGTAGAAAGGAAATTCTTGTATCGAACTTTTTTGAATAGAATCACGTTGTCTCCATAGACAATGCTTCATTGTACACTTCACGCAATACGGTCTTTATTTTATCTGATTCTACAGGTAAAGTCAAACCATCAACGTATTTACTTAGAATTGACATTGTATCTTCTGCTTGGTCAATATCAACTTCGACATTTTCAGTGATCTCTGAAAAGTCTTCAACCACAGAAACTTCAAGAGGATTGACTTTGGCAAGAGAATCCAATAGTGTATCGAACAAGAATGAATTGTTGCGCTTCTCAACAACAATCTTCACATACTTGCTTGTCAAATGAGAATAATCTGCATTGACAAGATCATTGTAATACAATTCATCATCATTGTATTGAATCTTGTAGAACATGTTCAATGGATTTTTGATGAATTCTAATTGACGAGTCTCAGTATCATAGATGTGAAACCCACGCTCATCATTATAATCAGCCCAAGTCATCTCTCCAGGAGTGCCAACATATACAATGCTGCCGCTGTTGCTCTTGTGATGGAAGTGACCTGAGAGAACAAGATCATACTTCTGAAGTTGAGCAGGATCCATACCTTCGTGACAAATGCTGCCACGATCCATCTCAAACCCTTGCAGTTCAAAGTGACCAAAACAAACGTGGTTGGTGCTTCTCTTGATAAAATCAAGAATTTCCAGTTCATTATCCTTACAGATCCAAGGAATGATATCAATACCTTGCCATTCCGTTGGTTCATTGTAAACAATAACGTTTGGATAGTCTTTGAGCAGTAACTCTGGCGAATTGACTTCGAGTGTATTCTTGAATGTGATGTCATGGTTGCCAAGCAACGTATGCATCTCTATATTATGTTCAACCAGTTTATCAAAAAAATACTTGCGGCAAAGAGCAAGAGACTGAAAAGAAATATACTTCCGACGATCAAATAGATCACCAAGTTGAAAGATGGTCCTAACTCCATGGTCCACCAAATAAGGGAAAAAATGTTTCGTATAAAACTCACGATAATGATTATGAAAGGCAATGCTATCGCCTCTCATACCAAAATGTGTGTCACCCAATATTGCTATCTTCATCTACAAACTTCTCCAAACCTGCCTTCTTGATTTTCTTTTCTTTACGAGCATTTTCGTAATTTACAATAAACTCTGAAATGTTTTCGTATAACTCAAATTGTCTAAAGGTTCCATCTTCATTTTCATTAAGTTCAAACTCATCAAGAATGCCAGCAGTCTCAGTAGCCTTGTACTTAACATACAATTGTTTCTTTTCTTTCTGAATGCGACGTAAGAATGCATAATATACTATTTGAGTGAAATAGGCAAATGGATTGCTTGATTTTGCTGGGTCAAAATTGTCAACGTACATTACGCAGTTTTCAATCGCGTCAGCAACCATTTCATCTCGAAAAGTATAAGACAAGAAATTGGGTTTGTGTGAAAGATTCTCAGCAATCTTCATAAAGCATTCAGCGACGTATCGAGGAATCTGTGGCTTTGGTTGTCCTGCTCGTTTTGCTTTGCGTATTGCTGTTCTATACGCAGTCATTTCTTTCAGGAAATCTTTATTATTGATATAGTGATTTTTTGCCATAATTAAACAATCTTCATAAAGTTACTAATTGAGAATCTGTTGTATTCAGGATTTGATTCATTTGTTTTAATTTCTGTGACACCATGTTCAATTCTTGATGGGAAAATAACGCATTGATTATCTTCTAAATCAATAAAAAAGTCATATTTGGGAAAATGTAATAATCCACCAGAAAAGGCTTTTGGTTTTTTGTATAAACAACAAATAGATGTAAAGATACATTCATCGCGGTGTGGTTTATAAAAATCTCCATTAGCATATGACTGAACTATAGTAGAATCTGAATTTATTGAATCGTAAAGATCAAAGTATGTATCATCAATTCCATCAATAATATGCTTTAGATGGGGGTCTGCGATTGTATTCCGAGCGCAAACCATGATGCTTGAGAACTCTGGATTTCTATAAACATCGTTTAAAAATATCCCAGCGTTTCGTTTTTTAGTGATCCCAAGACTATCACCTGCTGCTCCAGTCATATAGCCAGGAACCATTCTTTTTTGTAAGAATAATAATTCAGACCAAACACCTTCATATTCATGTTTTTCATATACATCATGTAAAATGACATGAGTGAATGGTTCTTTTTTAATTTCAATGTTTAAACGTTTCATAATTAATGGACTGGTTTATCTTTTTTTGCTTGCATTGCTTCGAGAATTGACACAACCTTTGTCATTGTTTCAGATGTATTAGCAGTAATGTCAGCAGTTGTCTTTTTCTTAACTGGTGTTTTAATTTGCGCTGTGTTATTATAGAAAAAATCAGCAACGTATTCATATTGTTCAACAAATTCAGCGCGAACTGGTGAAGCAAATAATACCTCATAATCATCAAAATCTACTTCTTTGATCTCGATTACTGATTGAGGGAGGTACTCTTGCATCGCTAAGATTTGCCGACCTTCATCAAATATAGTTTCAATTTCAATTCTCAGAGGCAACTCTACTGTGATGTATCCTTCTTTATAAGTTACATATCCAATGATGTCATCTGGGATAGAACGCAAGCGAATGAATCGCAGTTCACCTCTTGGTTTATATTCTGGTTTATCTTCAGACATTAATTTATCCTTACGTTATTCGTTGTGAAAGGAAATTTTTCTTCACTGTAGATCTTCACCCGTTCCTCATAGTGCTTCAATGTGAAGTTTGTATAAGGACCATAACGTAGATCATCAGCGATATCGTACAGTGTTGCTGCTTCTTTATTTTCACCTAGACGCAGCACACGCCCAATGGACTGCAATGCTCGAATTTTACTCTTTGTTGGAGAGGAGAATATAATATTATGTAGGTTACGAATGTTTACTCCAGTAGAGAATGTTCCGTAACTTGCCACAATGATCGCATCGTTTTCTTGTTCAGTGATATGTCTTACTGCTTCGCGATCTTCTGCTTCAACCCCACCATGAATAAAAAATACTTTTCGACCATTTGCTTTTTCAGTTATCCATTCGAATAATAGTTTACCGTGTTTTTCAACATAAGTAAATAAAACAAGACTATTGCCTTTGAGATTCAACGCAAGATCAGTGATGAAGCGATTGCGCCCTTCGTGTTGAACGAGAAACCCCATCTCGTCCTGATAAGTAAAACCTTTAACTGTTTTACAAACTATTTCTGGATACTTCAATACAATGCACTTGATGCTGAAGTTGGCGAGTTGTTTACGCTCAATGAGTTCTTTTGTGGAAATAACTTTGAACGTAGGACCGAATAATCCTTCAAGAACTAGTTTATTGACCTTGCTATCATCAAGTGTACCTGTCGTGCCAATACGCACATCACAGTTGATGAGTTTAGTCATGATAGAAGTTAATGACTTGGCTTTAAATGTATGTGCTTCGTCGCCAATGATGAAATCAAACTGCGCAAAGTATTTCTTTGGCATCTCATAGATAGATTGCCAAGTTGATATTACAAGATCACTATCAGGTATCTTGCTTTCACCACCATAAATCTTCTGACAATACTTGTCTACATCCCATCCATTTATAGATGAATAGTTCTTAAAGTCAGAATGCATCTGAGTGACGAGATTAATCGTAGGAACAATCAACAATCCACGCTTCTTACCTGTGTTCAACAGGTGGCGGATCATCATATAGATGATTAGTGATTTTCCTGACGCTGTTGGTGAAATGAGTACAGTTCTCTTCTTCGTAAGTCCGACGCTTGACGCAAGGAGTTGATAATCTCTGGGTTCAATTGACAAAGAAAGAGCCGAAGCCAGATTTTTGGTGTCAACAGGATAGATTTCCTTTTCTTCATCGATGTACTCACAGGTGTAGTTGCTATCCTTGCAAAACTTTTTGATATACGGAACTAAACCAAGATAAATTTGTCTTGTATTCAGATTCAAGAGTCGAATCTTTCCGTCCCAGTATTTATTGCGAAATGCTGGAGAAAATTGATAGCCTGGAGTTGAAAATGTAAAGAACTCTGACATCTCTTGCAAGATGGCAGGTTCAGCAGTCACTTGGACATAGATGTTATTTACTTTTTCAATTACAACGTGCTCAATCATAGATCATCAATTTTCTGCTGAATACCATTGAAAATTCTATAGACATTTTCTGGGATGTTAGCAACATCACCTTTCTCAAATGCATGAACATTAGGGTCGCGATTAAAGATATCGCCACCTTCTTGAAGTTTCTTGTTTATATACTCCATGCTCTTAAATTGTTCTTGATTCTTTTCCTGATGAGCAAATGTTTCAATCTTATACTGAATTGCTTTTGGATCCAACCACCAACTTAAATGCCATCCACCATTATGAATTACTGCATGAGAATATCTGTTATTGTGGACGTTTTTGGCTCTTTCTCTTTTAGTGTATGCATTTGTTGAGACGGTACTAAAGAGTATTTGATTATTCTTAGATTTGTTTTCAAAATTAAACTGATAATGATCCATTTGAATGGATAACGCTTCATAACCACTTGCGAAACAATCTTTTGCAATTCCAATGCAATCTTTATGATAGATTTCATCGCAGTCACTTATAAAGATAAGTGAGTCATCTGAGAATAATCCAAGACATTCTGTTATGTGATCGCGTTGACCATTCTCAACTTGCCATGGTCCTGTGTTATAGTCTCTCTCGTGGTTTGGAATTTTATCGAAATCAAAATCACTTCTTTTGCACACAAAGGGAAAGTAGATGATTTTGTCTATGTACTTTTTATATCTGGAGATGTTATTCATGAAGTGCATCGGCTTTTCATGCCCACTTTGCGTGATTGGCGCTTCAACCAAAACAAAATGATCAACATGATCGTAAAGGTATTCAAGTCTACCTTCAAGCATATCAAGTTCATTACAGAACATAAAAGTATCAATAACTTTCATGAATTATCTCGTTGAATATCAATGTTCATAATATCAATAAAAAATGGATTGATTAGTCTACCATTTTCTAATGTATCACCAAAATAATTTTCTGATTTGTGAAGAACAGTACCAGAATAAATTATTGCACGATTGTAAACATTTTGTACAACCTGTTTTACAGTAATGTTTTCTTTATTTGATGGATCATTTGGATCTACATCATAGAAAATTGTGCCACTATTTGGTGGAGGATTTGGGGTTAGGTACACTAAACCTGCAACTGTCTTTTTATCATAATGTGGCCAACTATCACCATCGCTTTCTAAACATACTTGATACCTAGAAAGCATCATCTCATCTATAGAAACAAAGTGTTTAGGGTAGCCGAACAAATTGTTGAATAGAGTGCTTTTCAATAAATTGAAATACTTTAAACTCAATGTTTGTATTTCATCAGTACGAACTCCAGGAATCTTGGCACCATTGTCATTATAGTTTGAAGTGAAATTTTGTTTAAGAGCAAAACTTCTAACAGAATCTGGATCTTCGTAAAAATTATCAACAATAAGTATTTTATTTTCAAACATTAACGTGCACCTTGAATGAACTTTTCCCAGCCCATGTATTCTTTCAATTGCCAAGTACGATTATTCAATTCTTTCATAACGTTGGTACAAAAATTTGCTGACTCTTCATGATAGGCTTTTTTTCGTTTAAGTTTTGTCAAATCATCATCACCATCAAGATACACTTGAATGTCTGACTTGAGGGTGAATCTAAATGGCTCCCAACCAAGTTTATCCAATTCATCTTGATCAAGTTTGCCGTTATAGTACATCCACTTCAATTTCTTGAGTTTGTCATATTCCATCGCTGCTCTTTTTGCAGCAAGATTATGCAAAGACAAATATTTGTTATACTTGTTGTGAAGAATAGGAATACGCAAGATTTCTTTGCCAGGTTCTGTGGTATCTACTTCAGAATCCCTTTCCCATTGAACCATCAATTCTTCAAGTGGTGGAGTTTCAATTTTCATATTAATACAAGTGTGATAAGATAGTTCTATTATACACTATTATCATTTGTAAGTAAACTCCTGCCGAAGCTCTAGCAAGAATTTACTCTTGTATAATTAAACAGTATAATCACTATGTGTGGTTTGAACGAAGTACCAATAGATTATATCTAGTATCTATTAAATTCTTTCGTATTCATAATAAGCAAATCGAAAAGTTGCATCTGCAACGACAATGTTCTCTGCTGTATCTTGCGAGTTGAACATTAATGATGATAATGTCGTTGGAAACAAATCATAAAATTTGACTCTGAATTTGGGATTGTTCTTATTCGAGTGTAGTGTCATAATTGCTTCAGAATATTGTGGCTTGCCTTTTGGTGCAGTTCCAAAAAGATATGGAGCTCTTGCAAGCCTTTCCAAATCTCTATATTCTTTGAAATCAGTCGGAAATGTCATAGCACGAATCCAATCATGAATTTCAGTAAATGCGCGCATATCTTCATCAACTAAAAATGTAATTGTAAATGTATCATATATCATCTTTTCGCCAGGATGATATAAGTCAATAAATGGTGTTGGTCTAACAATTTCTGTTAATGAAACTCCAGGAACATTTGCTGCTTGACAATAATATGTGGATCCAGGCAAACGATCAAATGTTACTCTAAATTTGGTACTTTGGAGTAAGTCTGTATTAGTTGGAGATCTAGTTAATGCAGTCATTGAAAAAATTCCGTAAGTCAACTAATCTATTTATAGAAAATAAAAAAGGGGGAGCATTTCTGCTCCCCCCGAGTCACATTACCTTATTATTTTTATAAAGTCGGTAATAACTATTACTGGTTGATGTTCAACACTTGGAACTTACGATAGTAAACGTTGTTACCGTTTACAAGAGCTCCTGTACCAGCTACGCCACCTGTTGCGAATGGATTTGCAACGAGACCGTAACGAGTCTTGAAGCCAACCTTTGGTTGGTAAGTCGTTGGATCGATAGCACGTACCATTTGTAGAGGAACGTATGGGCAGTAGAACAAGCCAGCGTCATAAGCGTTTGTACCCTTATAACCGACAACAACATAGTCTGAATTGGCGACAGAATATGGATCAACATAGACCTTGATACGACCGAATAGTGTACCAGCGAATGTGTTGCCTGTATCGTCAACTGTTAGATTTGTGTTGTTTGACAATGCTGAGTTGTAGTCTAGAAGACCTGTCATTGCAAGAGCTGATGCAACATCGGTTGAAACGATGAGCAAGTTACCCTTACCACGACGGGTGTCTTTAGCGATCTTGTTGGCTGCTCTTTCGATTGCGAACAAGAGTGACTTGTACTTCTCAACTTGCCAACGACCTGATGTACCACCTGCAGTGGTGTCGTTTGAATTCAAGTTGAAGGTATTTGATGTCACACCGACGATACCGACGTTTGCTGTTGCATAGATCGTACGAACAACTTCGCGGTTGATTTCAGCAAGAATTTCTGTTGACAAGATATTTGTCAATTCTGTTTCTGCGTCGAGACCGTGAACTGCCTTGAGATCTTGTGCAAGTTCTAGCGTGTATGCTGCTTGCAAGCCGCGTGTATTTGCTGTAACAGCAACACGATCGATTTGGAAGCCCATATACTTCATCGTTAGATCTTCACCAGATGCGGTGTCGAGACCGAAGCCAGTGTTTGCAAGACCGTAGATTGATGAGTTAGCATTACCTGGATTTATAGTGCTGGTGAATGCAGTCATTGTACCGTTACCAGAGTGGGCGTTATTTGCTTCGTCGAAGAGAGCTTCACCGCCACGTGCTGTTGAGGATGCATAGACTGAGCGCATTGCGAAAATCAAACCTGTTGGACCAGTCATTGGCTGAACGCCGCAGATGTCATAAGCCATTAGGTTTGGAAGAGCACGACGGACCAATCCGATTAGGATTGGGTCGAAGCCTGTTACGCCAGTGTTGACTGTTGAAGCAAGACCGCTGATGCCTGCTGAACCCATGGCATTAGCAGGAGCTGCTTCCCATAGGTTTGTCATTGAGCGGTTTTCTTCTTGAAGGGCACGTTCTTGGTTTTCTAGAACAAGGGCAGTAACTGCACGCTTGTATGGATCAGAGATCGCTGGAAGATCGCCGTGATCAAGAACTGGAGCCCACTTTTTTGTAATGGTTTCATTTAGATACATTTATAATACTCCGTTAAAAAAGATGAGTTAATTAGGCTTTTGGAGCCGTTTTTGTAATTGCTTGCACATAATGTTTCATTAGACCATGAACTTCTACTTCTGGCTTATCTTCAGTGACCGTCGTCTCTTGAAGTGCCTTTACCTCACTTTTCACTTTATTTACTGGGAAGTAGTTCTCGCGAATTACTGCGAGTTTGCTATTAAACTCACCTTCTGTGGTGAACTCCACGCCCTCTGCGAGCGATTTCATTTTCTCGACCTGTACTTCGGTTAGTCCTTCACAGATCTTGCGAATTGCTTCATTTCTCTTTGCAACGTTAAGTTCCTCTGTAAGAGCAGTGATCTTAGCATCAGCATCTGATGCAAGAGTTGTGACTGCTTCTTCGAGTTCTGCAACGCGAACTGCTAGAGTTTCTGCAACCTCAACCTTCTCTTCTGGGATCTCGATGTAGTGTTCTGCAAAGAGATTCTTGAGACCGTTGATAAAGTCTTCCGTCAATTCAGAACGGAGACCTGCTTCGATTGCAACTTTATTTTCTTCCATCCATTGCTCAACAACATAGTTTAGATATTCATCTACTTGTTCAGCTAGTTGTGTTTGCATTGCTTCATATGCTTCAGCAAGAATTTGATCATTCTCTGCTGCCATATCTTCAACGATTGATTCAACGCGAGAATTTACGGCTGCTTCAAAAATCGTTGTTGCTTTTGTGCGGAATTCTTCGGATAGAGATTCGCCATTGAAGAGAGCATCAACGTCTTCAGCCATTGACTTGCTGTGCTTCTTGACCATGTCTTTCTTCCAGGCTTCTTTCATTTCCTTTTCGTCTTCGTCTTCCTCTTCTTCTTCTTCCTCGTCCTTATCTTCATCTTCTTCAGATTCAGCTTCGCCGAGTTTCTTGACAGGAAGTGGCATTGGAACCTTTGTGCCGCCTTCTGCGACAACTTCGCCTTCGATTTCTGTTTCTTCAGTCTTATATTCGCCAGCATCTACTGGATTCTTCTTAAGACCTTCTCCTTCGTCAGCGAGTTTCTTAGCATCTGAACCAGGAAGTTTCTTCATTGGTTCTGCTGGAACACCTTCGTGACCTGGCTTTGCAGCTGGTTTCATTTCAGCCGATGCTTTAAGACCATAGTCATTTGGTAGTGATTCTGGGGTTTGTCCACCGAGATCTTCCATCTCGCCTGGCAATTTTGCTGCTGGTTCTTTTCCTGCAGCATTCATTGATGCTCTTAGAATTTCTGCAGCGGATTCTGATAATGTCTTAGCCATTTGTTTTAACTCCTGAAGAAGTAATATTATTTATAAATTTTAAAGTTTTGACAAGAAATTCTCAAAGATCTTCAATGAGATTTCGTCAATTTGTTTTTGCTTTACATTCTTGATTTGATTATAATAAGCATTGACATCTAATTCTTTTACAATGCCATTATCCCAAACCCACTCTTTACCTTCCATAATACCTTGAACGAAAGCACCTGGTGCGGATGGATCCGCTACAATATCAGCCGCTGTGGCCAGATAATAGTCATCTTGCACGACGTTGACACCGTTCTCGTTTTTGAGAGAGCCCATGCCACGACATGACACACCAAGAATTGCACCGCCTTCCATAAGAGACTTGGCGATTTTACCCATTGGTGTTTCAAGAATTTTTGCTTTACCAATCCAAACATTACCTTCTTGTTTGAGATTAGTGATAAGATGTGATACGCGATCTAGATTAATCGTTGGTGAATCAGGATGACCCAATTCGCCGAATGCGCGATTCTTTTGAACATAGTCTTCATCATAACGCTTCACTTCTTTCGAAAGAGTTTCTACTGGATAGATGCGACCGTTACGATTCTTTTTTTCAGCAACAAGAAATGGACCTTGAATGAAGAGACTTTTCACACCGTTCTTTTCTTCGGTGATCATCTTCACTGCTTCAACTGTTTCTGTGATTAATTTCATTTTTATAGCCCCAATGATGTGCGTTTTCTTAATGAACGCTTTCTTTTAATTAATGCTCTTGCGAGTTTTGCTCTGCGTTTAATTTTTGCGCGACGAGCACCAATTTTTCTCTTAATTCTTTCGCTAGATGACATGCGAATCATCTTGCCACCACGAATTGTATAACCCTTAACGCCAGATACAATTTTGCGTCGTTGAACTTTGCCACCACGAACTCTTAAACGAATAAGTTTTTTACGTCCAATTTTTTGAACGTTGGCTTCTGCGATAATTTCTCTTACGATGTCAGAAACTAAACTCATTGTTCGTCTCCGATTGTAAATTTAACTCTGCTCAATGCAAAGTGTGCTGCCTTTTCAAAACTTTTTGGAGTTGTAAGCATGTCAGCAAACTTCTTTTTATTTTCGTCATTTAATGCATCGTGAACCATATGAATGGCTTTTGCTGCACCATGACTGACTTTCATTTTAGATCCATCAGCAAACTTCATATGTTTTGCTGTAGACTTTGGATTTTCTTGTGAAGCATATGCTGCGACTTGTTCAAGACTTTCCATTAAATTGTCAACTTCAACTTCTTCTGCTGTTACGTTTGGTAATGTATCTGTAACACCAGAAGATTTAAATGGAACTGTGAAAACTAATCCAAGTTTGTCATTGCTATAAAGAGCAACTCGACGACCATCTGGGAAAATACGAACGCCAGTTCTACGCAACACCATCATTTGTGGCGGATAAAATGATTCATCAATTGACATTGTTTCTTGTTCTGTGTCAAGAATCTCATAATGATTGTTCAATTGTTTTGAAATATTTTGAGCTGCTTTAATACGATTTAAAGTTGCTCTAAATTGATTCATTGGAATCTTATCTGATAAGAATTCTGATGGAACAATAGAACTCAACTTCATATAATGTTTACGAGCACTTGGGCTAATTCGATTTAAAACTTGATTTTGTTGCAAGTTTGGATTTTGTGAAGACAATTGCGTATAAAGTTTGTGACCTGTTGCTGCAGCTGATGCATTAAGATCTTTCAACCCTAATGCAGACTTTGCTGCCATAACTCTTGACCTAACGCTTCCGTCAGATTTTTGAGTTGCAGAAACCTTATTCTTCTGTGCTGTCGACGGCTGCATCGCTGCTTCCGTCAACTTCTGTTTCAGATCCTTCAATTTCATTCGTTACTTCTTCTTGTCCGAGTAAATTGGATGCAACTTCAACTTTTTTTACTTCAAGTGCGTCAGTTACTTTGGATGCAATTGCGCTATTGAAAGCATTTACAAATCCTTCTTTATTGCCAGCAATTGCTGCTGTCACTGCGTCTAATGAATACCCATCATTGCTCATAATTTTCTCCAATTATTATTTAGTAATTTGTGCGTTAAATACAGAATTAATATCATTTGCTTGGGCTTGTGCAACTTCTTGACCTTGAGTCATTGGAGTTGGTTGTGCATTTTCGCTTGCTTCAATACCCGCTTGCTCATCTGACAATTCTTTATCCATACGCTCAATACCTTCTTCATCGAAATGAAGAACATGCTTCTTGACCCACGCTTTCGAGAAATAAACTCCAACGTATGGATCAATTTGTTGCATAAGTTGCAATCGAGAAGCCATCAATTCTGCTTCTTTAAGTTCCATAAAGTTATTATCTTTAAGGAAGTCATAGTGAATCTTTTCTTTTAATTCTTGCCATTCATCAACAGAACAGATTCCCTTGAGAGCAAGTTGACGTTGCATAAGTTCATCGAATAGTACTGAAAACTTCGCTCTCAATCTATCAATAAACTTACTGAATTTTAATTCATCGCGTGTGATTTCTGTTGAACGACCGAGTGTGAATCCTGTTTGTGATTCAAGACGAGAAACTGGAACATTCAATGCTTTGTACAGTTTCTTTTCAAAATAATTTACATCAGACAACTCACCAAGATTTTGTCCTGCTGGCAACGTTGTAATTTCCGTTGACTTGCCTTCGCCGCGACGCGGAATCCAAAAGTCTTCCATCATTGACATAAACTTACGATCATCTTTGATTTCGCCTGTGGCAGAATCATAAACAACCTTGTTTCTAAACTTGGTCATAATGTCACGAAGATATTGTTCTGATTTAACTTTTGGCATGTTACCAACGTCAATATAGAACACACGACGTTCTGGTGCACGTGACAAACGATAGATCACAACAGCATCCTCAACCATTCGGAGCTGGTTGAGGGGCTTTATCGCTTTGTGAAGGTACGATAATACGAGTGATCTTTTTGGATCCATCAATCCAGAATTGACATTTACAATTGCATCAGTTGCAATTTTTAATCCTGAATCAGTTGGTGATGTGATCAATGTTTGACCCTGATTCATCGCTTTTTCATTGTAGACGTAAAACTCTTGAACGCCAGCAGTTACTTCAACTCCTGTGCGTGGATCTTTTTTACGAATAATACTACGAACTTTGCGAATCTTACGTGGGTCAAGATAGAGAATTTCTTGAATGCCAAGTTTTGGTTGCTTTTCGTCAATCAATACTTGATAGAATAAACGACCATCAATGTACCAATTACGGAAAATATCTGATCCAGAGTTTGAGAAGTCTAACATGCGAAGAACATTTTGAAATTCATCGCGAATCATTTCTTTAATATTGTCTGGTTGTTCGAGATCATCTAAAAGAATTGTCACAGATTTACCAGTAACGTCGTGGACGATTGCTTCATTCACAATATCGTCAATTGCTGATTCCAGTTCTGGCTGCATCGACATTTCACGATAACGAGAGATAAGATCATTTTCGTTTTTGAAACTGGCTTCTAGATCAAGATATGTGCCAAAATAACCGCCAGAGGTGACAGTAATTGCACCATCGTCGTTTATAGGTGCAGCAACCTGAGGCTGAAGTTCAACCTCAGGTTTTTTGCGAAGAATTTCGAAGCCGAAAAGATTTATTGCCATATTTTTTTACCCATCATAATAAAAATTAATTGTTAACCGAATGGATCAACAATTTTTTCACCTTTTGCTCGAGCAATTGCGCCTTTGGCAACACGATTAGCAGCAGCATTTGCAAATGGATTTAGTCCAGATCTTCTAGATGCTACGCCAGCAGCAGTAACTCTATCTTTCAAAGTGTTGATTGTGCCGCCAATTCTAGAATTCACAGCACCCGTCACTCTAGATGTTGCTGCACTGGTAACACTAGATGCTGCTCTTCCAACAAACCCAGTAACTTGTGATGTTACTTGTGCTTTTACAGTACGCTTTACACGACGTACAAGACTCTTAAAGAAACTCATAGCGACCTCCTATTAGGTTGCGCTGCTTGCTGAAGTCCAGTACTGGTATGCAAATGTAACTTGGTACTCTTCAATCGTGTCGTTTGCGCCCCAATCCAATTCAATTGGTGAAATATCAATTGGGAACATTCCTCTAAATTGATATTCTTTAATAATTGCACCAACTTTTGAATATTGAGTCACAAGCGCGTCGAATTGATAACCGTCTGCTAGAACAGCAGCCAAGTTATCTTCGTGACTGTTAATATCTTGCATCAACAACTCAAGAGCATTGCGAATTGCAAAGTCTTCATCATTGAGGATCGTTACAGTCCAATCAGCAAATGTTCTGTTACCAGCATATTTCACATTACGTCCAAAGTATGGAACTTCAACGAGTCCAACTGTTGAACCTGGCAACTGCGCTGCTTTACACAAGAAGTTAAAGTTTGGTCCTAATCTGTTGATTTGAACCTCAAACAGATTAGGACGTGCGCCATCACCAGTAAATGTAGAAGTAAATTCTGAAATATTAAATGGCATTGTTTATTTCTCCTGAAACTTTATCTATTTATCTTCGTTAGATTAGGCTCTACCAACGATTTCCTCGAAGGCTACGCCAGTTCTTACAGCGACAAAGTTCAACTGGATAAAGTTAATGCTTCTAGCTGGTTTAACGTAGATATCTCCAATAAACTCATTACGGTCAATGACTTCTGGAGTATTGTTCGTTGTGTCGCAAACCACGCGATAATCAAAGATACCGCGACGACCCTTAACCGTTCTCAAGAATGGCTCAACAAGCGAGACAAACTGTGCTCTTGTAAATTCATCATTGAATTCGAAGAGGCTTGAACGTGCAGCGATCGCAATTGCTTTTTCTAGAACAATAAACAAGCGACGAACATTAATACGATCAAAAGCACTTGGCTTACCAAGCATTGTCTTATCGCCGAAGAGAATCGTTCCTTCTCCTGGGAAACTTACAACTGGGTTGATCGCATTCTTATAAAGAGTGTCGCGTTGTGTTGAAGTTGGATAGTAAGCAAGTTTTACGATATTCTTGACTTGACCACGAGCAGATCCTGCTGGTGAGAACCATGGGTCACGAACAGCGTCAGTTCTTGCGCAAATACCACCAATATCACCGTTCAATGGAATCCAACGATAAACATCGTTGTACTTGTCGTATTGATACTTCCAACCACTATCCATCACTGCGTATGAAGAGCTGACATTTGCAAGAGCATTCTTACGATAATTTACGATATCGTCTGTTGCTGTTGTTGATTGGCAGTTAGCGAGTGTTGGTGAAACGAATGCTACTGCGTCTTTTCTTGCTTCAGCGACAGTTTGAATTGCGTAGAGAACCGTTGCAGGTGAGTGATCGCCTGTTAGAATTAATGATACATCAATTTCTTCAGGATTCACAAACTTAGAATATCCTGTTTGAACGTTTCCAGCAACTGGATAACCATCAGTACCGTTCACAAGAGATATTGTGTGTAGACCAGTAACATTGACTAGATCGCTAAATGCTCTGTTGGTTGCACTCTTACCCCATGTTGCTGAAGTGTTTACAGTATCTGGGTGATCTGTCCAGTGGACGTATTTTGATTGACGATAGATTACGTCGCGATAGTAGTTTGAGTTACCAACGCTATCCTTGGCATCAGATGCTTTTGATAGGAATGGATAAACTTCAAGAACCGTATTTTGAGTTCCTGTAAACAATCCATCTTCGTCAACAACGATAACGTGAAGTTCGTCGTTTGAACCACCGACACTTGAAGCGTAAGTAGATGTTCCTGGAGCACTTGAGAAATATGGAGCATATGCCCAAGCAGAGAATAGTGATGTATTTGTATTTGCCCAAACAGAAATCTTTAGAGAGTTTCCCCTTGCGCCAGCATAACGTGCAGCCCATGCACCAACTGTTGCACTGTTTGAGTTGTAGTAGGTGTTGAAGTATGTTTCATCGTTCTTGATGAGAACATTTGAACTTGAGTTCGAAACTGCAGTATTAGTGTTTATTCCATTAACTGCACGAACTACGCGAAGGTCACTGCCATATGACAAGAAATTTGCAGCTGTATAGAATGAAACTGCTGTATTATTGTCTGGTTTGCCGAAAAACTCAACCAGTTTGTTTTCGTCGGAAACTGCAATTGCAATTTCGGCTGGACCCCAATTAAAATTACCGCAAAACGCACCAGTCGTTGTTGCAACCGCTGGAACGACTGTTGTTAAATCAACTTCAGATGTAACAACACCAGGAGATACTTGAAAAGCCATGTTTTATGCTCCTATGAATGGAGAATTAAGAAATCTACTGAATATTTAGTAAAAGGAGGATTTTAACGATTTACGACATCCCAAACTGATCCATCTGAGACAAATCTGTTATCACCCTCGTCGACATCAACATGTCCAGCCAAAAATGTGGGCAGAGACTCCTCTTCGATCTGTTTCATTTGTTCTTCATGAAGTCGAAGTCGTATGTCAGTATTCGTCATGTCAGCAAAAAATTGTTGATTCGTCATCCATGAAAAGAGAACAAGAGTCATCACTAAATCGTCATGACTTCCTTCTTCCGATTCAAAACTCGTTCCTTTCGAAATAAAAGTTGAGAGCTCTGAGATTGTTTCGAAATCTTGAACAATGAGTTTCTCACCCTCAATCAAGTTTTTCATCAATGAGCAACCCAAACGTTTGACAGATTTCGTCGTTCGAATTCCACGATATGATTTATTTCCATAGCCCCATGTAACTGCAGTTTTCCCCTTTATATCAACGGTCGAAAGAATATTTTCATATTCATAATCTTCGAATAAAGAATCAACTACCTGCTGCCCATTGTCATTAATTTCAACAAGAACATAAGCCTGATTATAGTAATCGCCCATGCGTTTAATGATTGATGGATACACAAGAGGGCTTATATTATTATCTTTATATGTACAAACCTGACGATAAGGAATACTTGTAACATCTATAACACTAAATGCGGAATAGTCCAATCCTTTTCCGCGAGAGGTGTCTGCAACTATCATATAATTATGCTGAGGGATCGGTGCTTGATAAATCTTAATTCCATTTTCAGTTAGATGTAATGGTTTCACGAACGCAAGAGATTTAAGTGCAGCGGCTGAAAGTAGAGTTCCTGATGAACCCATAAATTCGCATTCCATTTCCTGAAGAAACTTTTGTTCACCAAGAACGCGACGTTGTTCATCTGCCCATTGTTGAGTTCTCCCTGGAACTTGACGCCAGTTCGCTTCACAGTGTGTAAATCCATTTTGACCTTCAACGGCTTCGGTCCACATTTTATAAAAGTGATTCATGCCATTTGGCGTTGAAGAAATTAAAATCTTCGAAGTCGTACCAGAAGAAATCGTTGGATAAACAGATGTAAAAAATTCTTCGGCAATATTACTTGGAACGAATGCAAATTCGTCAAGGTATAGAAGCGAAATAGAAAAACCACGAATTGCGCTAGAGGCAGTTGAATTAGCAATCACACGACATCCATTTTCAAGTTCAATGTCACCTTTGTTCCAAACCTTCACACCTTGCTGAATCCACATTGGCAATGCTTCATATGCGAGTTTAATGCGAGCAAGAATTTCTCTTGACGTACTGGCTTTGTTCGCAAGAATCGCAACAGTTTTATCTTGATTGAATAGAATGTACCAAAGGATATAACCTACAATGATCGTCGTCTTACCAACCTGACGACCTGCCTTTACAATCACGCGACGATTTTCGTTAATATCAGTAACAACTTGTTTTTGAAACGGATAAAGTTCAATCTGAACGAAACCTTTATCAAGTGTAATGATCTTAACATAGTTTTCGATAAAGTATGTTGGATCTTGAGCGCATTTGACGAACTCACGGATTTGATCCTCCGTAAGATTCATCGCCATGTTAACTCGCTTCAGCTTGGGATTGCCAAGATAATGCTTCAGTTTAGCCGCTATTTGATTCATTCTTTAATTGTCGCAATAACTCAGCGGTGCTGCCAACGAACACTGCTTTGTCTACATTGATATTAGTTGATGCTGCTGATTCTTTTGGTTGAAGTTCTTGTTGCTGCTTTTGTAGAATCATCAATTTCTCTGTAACGTCAGAGAGATTTTTGATCATGTTTGCTGCTACTTCATACGCTCTTGGGTGCTGCGATTCTTTCGCCACTTCAAGAATGCCGTCCAAAGCCTCATTACCCTTTTCGATAAGATTGTAATAATTAGCCCGAGAATAGTCAGCGTCAGGATTATCAGCTGATCTGTCTGGCTCATGAATAGTAACACTTTTATGTTCCTCAGCTATTACGGGGATATAATCAGTGTTTAAAACTTCAGATAAATTATGATCAATTTTACTCATGTTATATTTGGTGCATATTGAATAATTTCGTCAAACCCAAATGCAGTTTGAGCATTTGCTGTTGTTGGATCTGGAGTAATTTGAAGTTTAAATAGTTGATAATCATTTACTCCAAATGAAGTTAAATTATACGATGCATTAGAAATTGCACCAGTTATATTTTGACCAACTTTCAAAACTCCTGCAACATCAGAGACAACTAATCTATATGATGTTGGATCCCAAGCATCAACAAATGCAGTTGAGTTTGCTGCTGATAAACTCTCACCTTGATATACCAACTCACCAATTTTAAATGTTCCAAAGCCAGTGTTCGCAGTATACAGCAAACGCTGAGATTCTTGAGTATCTGCTGTGACCATATTGTATGTATTTGCAGTAACTTTGCGAATAACATTTGCAGATGTAATTGGACCAAACATATAACCTTTAGCAGTAAATGTTAAACTCCATACAAGAACACGTGTTGTTTCTCCGTCTCCAATATCTTCAACGTTGTAATTGATATTTTGAAGAATGAATGGCACATCAACTTTTTGATCTGCAAGACCAACCATGTCTAGTGTTAAATTATAATCGGGATTAAAGTATGGAAGAATTTGCTCAACAATTTGCGTTCCATCTTCTGTATTACGAACATATATGTATAAAGTAAATTCAAAATTATATGGTGTTGTTCGTACAATCTTAACTGTTGTGTTTGACTCAGCAGAAAAACTTTCAGAAAATAAATTTCGTTTTCTACTTGGATCATATGTAATTGCAGTTAGTTCAAAACTCATTCTTGGGAGAGTCATTTGAACTTCTTTTGTTAATTCAGGATCTTGTGTGATGCGTTGATAAAACTTTTCTTTTTGGGCATATTGTAGTGGCACAACAATTCTTTCAATCTCAGTTGTGCCTGCTTTATTATAGCGCACCAAACGAATATTATTAAAAAGTGTGCCGAATGCCACAACCATTTTTCGAGTAATACGATGATAAAAATGAACGTTTGAAAACATTATGGTTCACCAAATGGATTGACTTCAGAGAAGTCAATGATGTTGTCTGCTTCGGTTTCCATGCGATAATTATCTTGCATACTTGTGTCATTTCCATTTTGCATTGGATCAGAAGTGGTGTGTATCCAAGAAGCACCGCTCGATTCGCCAATTATTGCAACGTTGTTTGTAAACGAGCCTTTGATATTTCTCAATTCTAAAATACGAGTTGGTTTGTCCCACGAAGCAACAACACCCTTTGCTGTGGCTGTTGCAAGAGATGACCCCTGATATGCCCATTCAAAGTCTTGATATGTTCCTGTTCCACCAGCTTGCATTGTATAATTGACAGTGACAGCTTGTAAATCTGCAATACGATCAATTGCATCAACACCAGTTTGAAGTAATTCGCCATTATACTTAAACGCCTCAACTGTTAACCCATACATGTATGGATTTTTAGCGTCTTTACCTAACTGGAAAAAGTTTTTTTCTTCTTCCACGAATTTAATTTCCATCAATTTAAATTGAACAGGAAGATAAATTAAATCGCCTTCTTTTGGTGTATTTGCGCGCGAACCAACAATTGATGTGACATACTTTTCAAATGTTCTACGAGCAACACATACACGAGCAGTTTCTTGAATTTCTAAACCAAATTTAGAGTAAAATTCTTTGTTGCCCTCATAATCTTTAAACGTTTCAAGATACATTTCCATTTTATATGCACCAGTGAACGTTTTAACGGGATCATCACCAAATAGTTCATCAGTAGAAGATTGTGAATATCTTGGAATATAATATACATCTATTCCGTGATTTCGAATTGATTCAATGATCAAATCTTCAAGCAAAAATTGTTCTGTTCTTGCATCTTGATTATTAAAATAGACACTTGTTGCCATTTTAGCCTACTAAAAATGGAATTGGTTCTTCGTAAGTATCACGAAGTTTTTCTTCGAGTTTTTCAACTTCAATTGATGCTTCGTCCCAAATTCTCTGACCATTTATAACTAGACCACCTGGAAGAACGTAATTATCATACTTCTTCAAGTTTTCGCCCCATTGACGTTTAAACAATTGAGTTGTATATGCTTTGAGCCAAAGATCATTAAAAACTTTGCTGTAGGCTTCTGCATCAACAACTCTAAGGCACTCAAACACCATGTAGTTTCCAGGTTTAAATCGATTATCCATATCAATTTGAAAATTTAATTTTCCAGTTACTTTGTTAAAAGTATATGGATATTCGCCTGTAATAATCATATCAAGCATTGAGAGATGCTCGCGAGCAATGACATAATAAGTGTAGGAAGAAGATGTTAGATTGTAGAAGTCATTAAGACGAAGCTGATAATTAATATCAAAAATGTTAAATCCTGCTGATGATGTTGAAGATTGAGTAGATCCAGTATATGGAAATACTTTTGAAACTCCGATAATAGAGTCAGCAAGTTGAACATATTTGTTCGTAATATCTCCTGCGGTTAGCTGGTGCGCTAACCAAGTTCTCTCAATTCCGTCGAAATGATAGTTTCGAAATTGTTGTAATGCATCGTCAATACGATCTTCGAGCTGATCGTCATCAACGTTAATATCAATAACTGGGAATCCGAGTTTTCGAAGACAATAGTCTTTTAATTCTGTGCGTGTGGAAGGCTGCGCCATTTGAAACCTCTCTGCTATCGATATATTTAGTCGATTCTACAAATTTAAAATTCTGTATTGAAGAAGAAGGTCTGGAATAGGCGTCCATCGTAAATATTAGTGCCGAAATAGTGATGAGAGCAGTGATATAGCGCACCGCGATACAAAACTAACCGATTATATCTGTTAGAGACATAATCGGTCATCTCCCACTTGGTATAATCATATCCGTCGTAATCATTGTTTGTTTTTACATACTCTTTCGTTTCTTTATAGCGATAGAGTGCCGTTCCAGAGGATAGTGGTGGATCAGGATTTAAATAACAAACTCCAGCCCAAGTATTGTAAGTATCAGCATGAATCCACGTTCTATCTTGAGATGTGCAAATTTGAAAAGCACCATCATATCCACTATTTTCTAGCCAATCTGTAACCTTTCCACCTGCATTATAAACGATTGATTGGATAGCATTTTTCACATCATCTCCCAAATAAGGAGCAGTTCTCTTTCCAGGGTAGTTTCCGATGACTCCAAATGGCTGAGAAAGAGCATAACTTCGAACCGAATCTGGATTGATATAAAAATTGTCTACAATAATAAGATTTACTTTCATAATATTACCTCAATAGAACACAAATGTTCCGCACGGTCCTAGCCATCCCGAAACTCTCCAATCTGTTTCGATTATTTTATCTTCATGATCTCTCATATAAAAATAGAATAATGTTTCCATATCAAAATGATGATTATTCGAATCAGATAAAAAATCAATCGTTTTATTATGCAACTCAATAAAAGTATCTAATTGTTGAGTTCCAAATCCATATAATACGGTAGAGTATTGATACAACTTATTATTCTGTTGTTGCTCTCTCCGATCAACGTAATTATATCCCCAATAATCTTGCCATTCATGAATCAATTTATTCTTAAAAAAGATTTTGTTTTTGTTTTCTTCCGTAAACAAATGATTGTTCATATCAAAAACAAGATATCTTCCACTAACTTTAAACGTATAGTCATGCTCAAGAATATAATCTTTAAATTTCTCGTAGAATGTTTTAAGCATAAGACATTCACAATATGATTTATGTTTATGATTATTTACAATCTCGCAAACATCAGAGTCTATTTCTTTTAATGAGACATATTTAAAGTTTTTGATATAACCAAAATATCCTGAGAAATTTGTATTTGAGCCATCTAGCAATACAATATTTGCATCAGGAAAAGCATTTTGAATACTATTTACTGTAGAAAACGTTTGCCGAAGTCTTTCTTCCGTTGTAAAAAATGAGCGACTATTACTATATGTTAATGGTGCTGCAGTCGGTTCAATTACAGAGGTGATTACAAATAGTTTAGAGCGCATAAAAATTATTTGTTATAATTTTTTCTAGATAGGCTTTATGTTTTTCATGAACGATTTCATCTGAGAATCTTTCTCCCCAAAATCTACAATCGCGAGGATTAATCATTACACCGCTTTCAACATTAATCATGGCTTGAATCAACGATTTAAAATCATTAACTCTATATCCAGTTTTTCCTTCAAATACGGTTTCTGGAAATGCACCCCAATCTGTTGTAATTACTGGAGTGCCGCACAAATTTGCTTCAATAACCATATTTCCAAATGGCTCAACATAATAAGTTAGACCTAAAAGTGCCTTTGCTCTACCAAGCAATTCATTTCTCTTTTTCGGTTCTAGATAACCAACCAATTCAACGTGGTCTGGAATTTTATCGTATCCTAAATGTTTTAAATCTGTTGCTGGTCCTGCGATTACAAGTTTACGATTAAGTTGTTGCGTCGCTTGAATTGCCAAATGTATACCCTTTTCTGGAACAACTCTGCCCATGCAAACATAGTAGTCATGTTTTTTAGATTGATAATCGAATTCAGAAATAGTAAATGGATTTGGAATTACTGTATCATACCAAGAAGGGTTGTTTACCATATTTCGCTCGCCATAAAACATATGCATGTGAGCGTATGATGTGAATGCTTTATATTTGGCAAACACACAGCTGGTTCTATAACCAATTGATGGCTCAAGAGATTGACAATCTGAATTTAAATCGCATGCCAGTTGATTTTCTGTGCCATAGAAGCAGGCAATAATATCACCAGGCGATTTATTCTTTTGTATTGCTTGAGCAGCAGATCGATTGAATTTTTCAAGATCATTATTGTCATGCGCTGCAACATCAATATGTCTACAATCAACTGTAGATCCCTCAAGCCCATAATGAATCATTTCAAAATGAGGTGAGAGATGTTTAATGTATTTGTAGGCATGCACGGAAAATGCTTCCATGCGATCCATTAAACCAGTTGGCTTGGTTGGAATAGCAAGTACATGTATCTTCATAATAAAATCACATATCGTTAATTATAATTTATTTAGCGTGCATCCTTAATAGCCAAAGTTCCAAAGTAGGTTGATCCACCATCATATGTCGCAAACTGCCAAACGTCTCGGTAGTTTGCTGTCAAAGTTTGCGGAGGAACTTCGCCACCTGCCCAATAAATCGTATTTGCCCAAGTTATGCCGCGATTACCCACACCATCTTGAACAATAACAAGCGTGAACGACTGCGAGTTGCCACTTGCTGGAGCATTTGAGAAGGTGATCGTGGAGTTTGCTGTCAAAGTTCTTGTAAAGAAGTTTGATTGAGCAAGATTCAATGTATTGGCGCCATTGGTATTTGTATTTGCAACAGTACCAAGAATCAAGTTACCTGAATTACGAATACCTGGAACAACCAACACACCAGTCATGGTGTCGCCAGCCTTCAATACTGCATTGTTTGCTGCACCATAAGCAGAATTCGCTTGACCATAAGCAGCATTCGCTTGACCATAGGCGGCGTTGGCTTGTCCGTAAGCCGTATTCGCTTGAGTACGAGCGGTGTTTGCTTGGTCTCTAGCAGTATTCGCTTGACCTCTAGCGGTATTTGCTTGTTCGTATGCGTTTAGCGCATTTGTACCAGCTGTATTTGCTGCGCCGTAAGCAGCATTCGCTGTGTCACGAGCCGTGTTCGCTTGTCCATACGCAGCATTTGCAGTATCGCGTGCTGTGTTTGCTTGAGTACGAGCGGTATTTGCTTGATCTCTGGCTGAGTTTGCTTGCCCATACGCAGCGTTGGCTTGTGCATATGCAATTGTTCCAGGTGGTTCAATTACAATATTGCCAACCATTCCAGCATGAACTTGACATTGATAAACGTAAGTGTTTCCAAGTAAGTTATATGGAACCTTCCAATATAATGTTCCACTTTCTTTAGCCTGAGCACTGCCTTCAGTGGACACAGTTCCGTTTGTTGCAACGTGAGTAAGTCCAGTGTTATATAACGCTCCACCACTTGAAACACGAATTAAGAATGGATGTCCTGAAACGTTTAAATTAAATGCAATAGTTTCACCAGCACGGACATAAAGTGTTGGATCACCGCCTGAGTATTGATCAAACAAATAATCAGATGTTCCACTATTTGTCACATTCAGCCTTGTGACTGCTGGCTGGTAATTTGAATTTGCTTGAATGTACGCATCGTTGGCGGTTGTTCGAGCAGTATTTGCTTGGTCACGAGCAGTATTTGCCTGACCGTATGCATTGTTGCCAGTATCTCTTGCTGTATTTGCCTGGTTACGAGCAGAATTTGCTTGATCGTATGCTGTATTTGCTTGAGCATAAACAATGTTCGCATGGGCATAAGCACCATTGGCTTGAGCGTAAGCAGTATTTGCTTGAGTGCGAGCAGTATTTGCCTGATCTCTAGCGGTATTTGCTTGACCATAAGCATCATTGGCTGTAGTGCGAGCAGTGTTTGCCTGATCTCTAGCGTTATTGGCTTGAGCATAAGCATTCAATGCATTGGTATTTGCCGTATTAGCACCAGCATATGCATCATTTGCAGTATTTCTTGCAGTATTCGCTTGAGCGTATGAATCATTTGCAGTCGTACGAGCAGTGTTTGCCTGATCGCGAGCAGTGTTTGCCTGATCGCGAGCAGTGTTTGCCTGAGCATATGCGCCGTTAGCCTGACCATAAGCGCCATTTGCAGTGTCACGTGCGGTATTGGCTTGACCATATCCAGAATTCGCTGTATTACGAGCAGTATTCGCTTGATCGCGAGCAGTATTGGCTTGACCATATGAATTGAGCGCAATTGTTTCCGCACTATTTGCCTCTGCATATGCATCGTTTGCAGTCGTGCGAGCGGTGTTGGCTTGGTCTCTTGCGCTATTGGCTTGATTGTAAGCCAATGTTAGATTTGCTTGAGTTGCAACTGAATTGCCGAGCAACAAAACGCTATTCGCATTTAAAATTCCAAGTCTAACATTACCAATTCTAAAATTATTATTTGCAATATCAATGACATTATTTGTTGGTTCAGTTTCATAATTGTCAAAGACATAAAATTGATTTTCTGTTGCTTTTCTGAAGAAACCAGCGTGAGTATTTGTCGCGCCATTA